AAGTTAAGCCATTTGCCATATGTAATAAATATACTATCCGAATATTTTATATAAATAAAAAAATCACTGACTGGTCAGTGATTTTTCTTGTACTTTTGTAGTTCCTCTTTCATGTCTTGGTTCGTAAGGACAATGTAAACATCCATTACCACAACACTTTTTTCTTTTTTTGTGATATTCTTCAGTCATAACCATTCTACCTTGATTATCATAATAAAAATCATTTTGTTGTAGTTTAGGACCAAATTCTCTAACATATAGTTGTTGTACCCAATCTTTTGATGCTCCTACATTCATTTTAATTTTTTTTTCTAAGATTATAAAACGCTAACAATACTTGATATGTTAGCGTTATATTATTTCCCCAAGTTAATTTCATCTTTATACTATTTCACAAGCCCCTCCAGCACAAGCCGCTTCACCTCTAAGGTCAGTGTTATCTTGTAACTCAATGACTCTTGTAAGATCAACATCTTTCAATGTTCCAAGTAATCTTTCAAAATCTTCTTTTGTACAATCTTCAAATGGTGCTTGTGTGTAAGTTCCTCCGTTGTATGGTAATACTGAAAGACCATTATAGAATTTTCTATTATTCCACATCCACTCACCAACTAATTCCCACTCGTCTTCTTTAATTGAAACTGTTGCGGAAACATTATGTGTGTTTTGACCTGTTCTGTGTCCGCTTTTAATCCATTCTTGAGCAACTTTTTTAACTCTTTCTAACATGTTAAAAACTGATTCATATCTTAAAATAGATCCTTCAGGTGCATGTTGTGGAATGGTAATTACTGCAGTATCATGTGGTCGGAAATATTCATCCTCAACTAATTCTGGGTGATTAATCGCTAGATATGTATAAATTGCTTCATTTTTTCCAACACGAATTCTTCTTAAATAGTAATCATTATGCCAAGCGTGAATTCCTGATGACGTACCTAAAACTAAAGATGAAGTCCCTGAAGGTTTAACCGTAGTTGTTCTTGCAGATTTATTAATACCAATTAGTTCTGCAACTCTTTCGTTTTCTTGTTTAACCGCTTCAGCCGCCGCTTTCATATCATAACCTAACACAACACCTGAACCAATACCTGTCATTCCAACACCAATAAGAGCGTCTTTTTCTGTTGTTCTTTTCCAAACATCTCTCAAATAATGGAAGTCAGTATATCCTGCTTGTAGTGTTCCAATAAACGCCGCCCCTTTTACTCTTTGTTCAAAATCCTCTTGTGATTCTATATCTGAGGCATTAACCTCACAAAGATTACAGAATTGGTATGGTCTAAGTGCAATTTCACAACATGGATTAGTTCCCCAATCTTTATCGTTAGAAAGATAAATTCCTGGTTCTCCTGCTCCTGATAATTCAATACGTTTCCAAAGATCCATAAAGAACTCTTTAGTAATTTTGTGACGAAGAAGTACCGCTGAATTATTTGCTCTACCTCTTTGTGCGTTTTGTTCCCACCAATTACCTGATTTACAAGAAATCATTTCTTCATCATCCGCAGAAAATAATGATATAAGAGCCGCTCTTCTGATACCTCCCGCCAATACCGCATCCGCAATATGACAAACAATATCATGGGTTTCAATTGGAGTTAGTTTCTCCCCATCATTTTTATTTTCAAATACTTTTGTGATGTTATGAATGCAATCTTTTAATGGTTGAGGTCCTGGTGCTTTACCTCCTGAAGTTACTAATAACGCCCCTTTCTGACGTACATCGGAATAATCAAAAACAGGAGTTGATGACTTTGATCCCATATAAGATTCAACCAATACTTTAATTGCATCTGCCCATCCTTCAATAGAATCACCAATAAGGTATCTTCTTGTTCTTGTTGGGTTTGGTTTTTTAATTTCTGGTAGTTTATCTACGTGATGTTTTTGTACTGAAAATCCAACACCTGTACCACCTAAAAGTAAGAACATAGTTTCTGAAAATGCATCAGTATGATCTACGGGTAAGTAAGCACAGTTATAAACTCTGTTTGGTGAAATCTCAATTGGTTTACCACCAAACTGTAATGATCTCATAGATGGAAGAATTTTTTTATCGTATACCATTTTGTATACTTTTTCTATCTCATCTTTAATATGTGGGTATTTTTTTTGATGCATTTCTTTGTTTCTTGTCACCAATTCTTCCCACGTTTCCCTTCTATTTAATTCAGGGACAAATTTAGCGTATTTCATATACACCGTAATATCACTTAATATTTTTTGTGAAATATCCATTTTATGTAATTTTAATTATTTTTATTTATTCTGATTTTTTTTGTTGTTCTCGTTCTTTCCTTTTTTCTAACAACTCTTTTACTCTTTGTCTTTGTCTTTCTTCTTTTTGTTCCTCAAGACCTAAGAATGTTGTTGTTGATTCAGTATCAATGTCTATCATTGCATTATCAAATTTACAATTTTCAAAAACCACACCATCATCTCCGATACGAGATTTGGTAATTGCAATTGTGGCTAATTTCATTTCTTTTTGTTGTAATGTTTTTGCTACTGAAATAATTACGTGACCTACTTGAGCTTTTTTAATAGATCCACCCATTTGATCTGTTGTAACAACTTCTGATGATATTGATTGTCTATTACCTTGTGTTGCGGTCCAACCAACAATGTTAAGTTCGTGACACATAGCCTCAAACCCTCTCATTACAGATCCCTCACTCTTCCATTCATCACCTAAGTTCTTATCTGGAACTATACAATCAATATAATCTAAAACCACCATATCAATCTTAGTCCCATCTGCAATCATCTTTCTTATTTCATTCTTAATTTGCAACATAGTCTTAGTGTCCGATGGTAGTTTTTTTAAGATTAACTCATTTGGCATTGTTTCCTTAATTTCTTTTACCTTAGTCATCACCTCATCCTTTTTTTCTGACAATTCGTCAGGATGAATCTTTGTCCAGAGTGTAAAATGTTTTCTCTGTATCACTTTTGGGTTGTCTTCAAAGAATATTTGAAGTACGTTAAATCCTAGGTTAAATGCGTGGTTTGAGATCTTTGTTAGAATAGTAGACTTTCCTACACCAGTAGGTGCTAATATTACACCAATTTCACCTTTCGCCAATCCTCCTTTTAACAACCTATCAATACCTGGTATTCCCATTGGAATTGGGTGTCTGTAGTCATCATCCAAGACTTGGTCTAAGTTTGAGAATACATCTAACATTGATGTATCTTTAGAACCTACAAGTAATGCTTCTCTAACCATTTCTTCTAAAGTATCGTAGTTTTCAAATTCACCCCCATCAATAATTTTTTGGGCCTTTTTCATAACTTTAGTTAACTCTTGTTGTTTACAGAATTTTAGAGCCTTTTCTTGTACAAAAGATACCCCATCAACAGGGGCATCCTTGATTTTCTTGACCGTATCAAGAACTACTTTAACTGCAGTTTCTTGTTGTAATTCGGATTTTGCGACTTGTTCTAATGTATCAAATGATGGGGTATGATCATATTTTTTATAATACTCCTTTATCATTTGAATGATAATTTTAAAGTACTTATTCTCAAAATAACTATTTTCAATAACATCAATAATTGAATGAGAAAAGTCTTTGTCTAAAATAATTTGGTTAAGTAATTGTATTTGGAAATTGTTACCGAGATACTCAAAATTTTTGTTTGTCGCCATATTTTTTCTTTATGTTAGTAATGATAAATACTACTAATTTTGAATAAATTGTGGATAAAAATAATTAAATTTTTTACCTGAAAAAATGTCAGTCAGGTCAGTTAATACCTGTTTTAGTTTTGGGCGTAGATCTACGGTGTATCTTACCTTTGGTGGGTATACTTTTGCGTCAAATGATCTCTGACAAATTGTCATGTTTTCTACCTTTATATAAAGGTTAAAAATTTCTTCACCTTCAGTTATTGATGTATTCAACACTTCAGGGTTTTCGGTAATTTCATATCTGTTTTCCAACATATAAACAACCGATCTCATTTTTAAATCGTACTTAAGTTCATTACAAAATGTTCTAATGTAATTATAAAACTCTTCCGATTTGTGGGCGTTTTTATTAAACCCCTTAACATTAAAGAATCTTTGTACTACGATGTTATCATTACACATCAACAAAAACTCTAATTTTGTTACTTCTTGTTCTTTCATTTTCATATTTTTGTTCTGTTTCTAAAATTTGTTTTTTCTTTTCTTGATAACTTTAAAAA